GCACGAACATAGTAAGCTGTTTCTTCATTTGCTATAGGTAGTTTTGTTTTACAAGTAGTTGCTGCACCTCTAAAAATTGCTGTAGAAGTAACTAGCGGCTCATCAGCAAGTATTCCTGCTGTACGTCTTGCTGGTTCTGCATATACCTCATACCCGCCAATATCTCTCTCAGGGGAGCTAGCCCAGTTTAGGGTAATTGTTAGCGATATAGGATCTAGTGTTGGTTGCAACAACCCTGTTACAGGACCTGGTCTTGAAGTTTTACCTATTACAGTATGTAGTACTGGTGCACACCACGGACCAAGTGTACCTGTTTCAGTTATATATCTTGCACGTATCTTATAAAGCACACTATCATCTACCCCCTCTAGTAAGACTGAACCTGTTCTAATTGGTACTATAACACTATACTGCCAATTTTCATCATTGTCGCTAGCTTCGTCGTACTGTATCTCTATGTGAGATATAGACTTAGGTAGATCTTTTGGATTATTGTAGGGTACACTTATATTAGAAATTAGCGCACCGCTAGAAGTTGTTGTAAGTACGCTTTCATCACTTACTATATTTGCTGATATTAATACAGGTGTATCTTTAACAGTATCAATTAACTTCTCTGGCACTATGGTCATATTAGGATTATATGCAGGAATTTGTACATACTCTTCTAATACTACATTATATATTTCTGGACTGTAGTCAGTTAAGGTAATTTTTGCAGTTGTGTTGGTAGAAGGTTCAACAGATAATACTATTAATTCTTGCGAATCTCGTTGGTTTTCGCCAATAATAAATAAACTATTAGCTAAAGCCTCTGTTTCTGTAAACGGAGTTGTTACGGTAACCTGGCCATAAGTAGCAGTTGTAGTTATTGGAACTATGTTTTTAGTAGTTAGTATATTATTTTTATCTGCATTACGAATACGTAGTACATACGATAGTCCTGCTTGCAAATAAATAGGTTCATCTAACTGAATAGTAGTACTGCTTAATTTATTTTTTACTCTGCCGCTACCAACTCCCCATAAAGGTACATCATGTGCTACTCGCACAAGATCTCCACGGTTACATACTAAATACTCAAAATCAGTATTTATTGTATATATTTCCGGGCGCAGTTTTAGTTGCAGTAAATGCCACGCTGCGTGAGAAATTGCAACTCTTCGGGCAGTTATACCTGGTAATGGCAACTCCTCTATTACCGCAGCGGTTTCTTCAGTATATCCAGGATTGTATACAAGTACTTGGTCATCTTGATAAGATAGTAGCTCGTTCTTAAATACTACGCGAAATGCGTCCGGTATTCTTGGCAGTGCTTTTACTGACTCAAATCCCCAACTATTGTGCGGTGTAAACATCTGAACAACTGATGTTCGTGGTCTGTCGATAACTACAGTCCACTTACCATCGAGCATTGTTGGGCTAGCTCTACCAGCAGCAGCTATATCACGCAACACATCTAAAACACTGCGTTGCGAATCCATTACCATATTAAATGTTAAAATGTTTGCTTCGCAATATTCATACCAATCCCCTAGAGCTGCGTAATCTATTTTATTAACGCTGTTTGCATCTGGAGTTATTCTGAACATGTTGGCGGGATGTGTCAACACGTATAAAAATAAGGCTGCAGGGTTGGAGCTTGGGCCAAAGTCTGACCAACTATTAGTTGTAGAACTCCACTTAGGGCACAACGTATGAACTACACCGTTTATGCCGTCTAACCTACCATTTACATTATTTGTGCTCTCAATAGTAAGCGCAGTTTTAGCCAAGTAGCATCCTTTTGGGTTTACTGTTGGCTTATTAGTACTATTATAACCAGTTAATGTATAAAAATACGCTTGATGATATCTTCTTAATTCTGGCTCATCGGCGCCAGGAGGTAGATCAACAGTGTCTGGGTTAGTACGCTTCATTCTTACTGCATAGTAGCCTTTTGGCACAACAAGTTCTCTTACGTATGTAAAACCATCCTTGCGCTTATAGAAAGGCTCACCGTCGCCACCTATAGAAACTACAATACCTGAAGCCGTGAAACGAACTCTGCCGCTAGATACTGTAATTTTTGTTCCAAGTATGCTACTTTGAAGTTCTCCACTACTAAAATCATCGTAGTATTCGAAAGCACTACTTAAATTTAATCCAGTATAAGAATAGAAAGCACTTGATCTTAGATCTTCCGTTTCTACTATATCTCTCCAAAACATACACACATTGTATATAGGTACTGCACCAGGGGGTAGTTGTCCCATTCTACTTGCGTCTCTTGGTATACCTAACTGTCTAGAGTAACTTTCAAAATCTGCGCCTGGAAATACAGAAGTATTTTTGTCTTTTTGTAGTCCTGGATACCCCTTTACTACACCTAATTGACCAGAAGGCAGTATGTAAATTGTGTGCCACGTATATGCAGGATTATTTGTCCCTATTGTACTTACTTGACCATACTCACCTTGGTAATACTGCTCATATCCGGGCGACACATAGTAAGTAGACCCAGGTAACGTAAAGTTTGTTTGAGGAACAGAAATTTCGGATTCCCACGTTGCAGGAGCATTAGGATAAGGTAGTTTAGCTATCTGAATGTCAGCGGTAAATTGCGCTGGAAATACAAAACCAGAATTTTCACCTTTTAATTGTATTGATCGCAATCCCTCTGGAAAATGAATAGCTACTGATATTCTATCACACTGATTACTTAGGTATTGCTCATACCACGGATTAATTGCGTCACCAGGTAACTCATCTGGGTTATACTCAGTTGCATTTATTAATTTAGTATTTGGAGCTAACTGTTCTGAATCTGTTGGGTATATAGAATCGAACTGTGTAGTGTCCTCGTTCGGAAAGCCTTGTAAAGTAGCGGCTTTCCAACTACCATAGGTTGAAAGATCGCGTGCACCGATTTGTATATCGCTGACCTCTAAAGGTCCAAAGCCCCATACTACTAAACTATTTAATTTTGTTTTTTCTGAGCCAACATACTCTACAATTTGTTGAGCACCTAATGGTGGTGTGATACGCATACGCCCAAGCACTACTGGGATGCCGGTATACTTAGATATTTGATTACTGCCACCATTAAATAAGTTTACTGGTCTTGGTACGCCTGGATCTGTAGGTGGGCGTATTGGAGCAATGGCGTTTATTAGTAGAGATCCAATTAGTTGAACTCCCATTCTAGCTACCATTGTCCAGCTAGTGCCAACTGTGCCAGCAGTAGCTCCGGCAGTGCCTACTACACCACCAGTAGCACTAGCTGCAGCATTGCTTAATGCAGCTCCAATTTGTGGACCAAAAGTAACTGCAATATAAATTACTGCAATAAATAATAGCAGTCTGCCAATTTCTTTATCAGCTAAAACTCTGTAGTCTACCTTATCTCCAGCTGCTACAATAGTTGTAGCCCAACGATCTTGTGGTATAGCCTCGCCGTTTAAAAACAGTATGTATTTTACAGTTATTTCGCTGGTAATAGGAAATAAACTATTTAACTTATTATGAATATCTAATAAAGTGCTGCCTTCTGGTACTGGCTCTGTAAAAGAACTAGTTCTTAGCGGGTGTGGAACGGCCGTAAGCATTGCGCTCTCAGTAACCTGCTGAGGTTCGTCGCTATACTCGTAAAAACCAACAAATCGCTTTTTCCATTTAGGCGAATCTAGTCGTTCTACAACTACTTCTACGCCGCCGCGACCAGCATGTATAAACTGATTGTTGCCTACATAAATACCTACGTGAGATAGGTGTCCTAGTACTTTAAATAACACTACTGAGCCAACTACACCTTCTTCTACAGACACCCAATTGTCCATATTAGTGGTTACAGCAATGGCTACGCTTTCGGCATCATCTGCGCTTGTGTAAAGTTCTGCAAAGCTAGGTAACTCTACGCCGAACTCCTGCTTATAAACAAGTGCGACTAATCCCCAGCAATCAATGCCGGTTTCATCGCGTCCCTTGTCTTTATAAGGTATTCCAATATATTTATTATACCACATTAAAAAAGTCCTGGAAAATATTGGGGCGTAAAAGTAAAAGCCGGAAAAGGCTCTACCGCGTAATTTATCATAGCAAGATCCGCTTGAACAGAGTCTGCATTGTAGGTAAAGTTAGTTATGTAAAATCCCGGAAAACTTGCCTCAATGTAGTTTGGGGTAGAGGCTAACACCAAATCAATATCTACACGTGGGGGTCCAGAAATACTACGTATAATAGGTATTATGTGCCTGGTTACATCAGTAATTGTAATGCTGCATCTTGGGGCACTGCTATCTTCTTCGGAAGGTAGGCTAACATTTATTGGTAAAAATAGGTAGTCATTACCATTTGATGTTACACCATACGCTACTTCTCGTGGTGTTTCGTATATACGTTTAGTGTATCCATCAGCTAATCTTGCCACTACTGTATTTGTATTGATGGGATCGTATATAGTAAGCAACATAATTAGCGTATCGTCTGATTCCGTACTAAACATAGCACGTAAAGCTGCCGGCGATAATTTTCCACTTGCTGATATTCTACTCATGGTAATATTTCAAACTTTAATGATACGTTCCAGTAGCCTGGGGCTAGGTATGCAGTAGTAAATAACTGGCCGTCTTGTTGAGGAACTATTCGGACTTCTACTATAATATTTTTACGTGGATGTGTAAAACCAAATCTAGCGGTGCCATCTAGTTGGTCAAGTACAAAATCTGTAAGAGTTTGTACTTGCTCTGTTGTCATAATAAACTGCACGTCCATGGTATCTGGACGTGCACCTCTGCGACGCTGCTTGGCTGGACCTGCGTCCATATTAGTACGAAGTATTAAGGCACCGATAGTTTCTTGAAACCCTTTTTGTGGCGCTTGTGGCAACGAACTAGGCCAAGTAAAACTGTAAGCCATATTTTATCTCCTTACTAAGGCAGGTGTTAGGTTGAAATTAGATCTCATAGCAGATTGTGTAGCAGAGCCTGGTCTAGACATTTCGCCGGAGACCATATCACCAACGATTACCTCAATTCTACGGTTACCGCGACTGTCAGTTGTTTCTTTGGTTTCTGCCTTGTCCTTGCTATTGTTAATAACTACAACATCTACTTTTGGAGCAGGTTGATTTGCACTTTGTGCACGTACACCGAGAGTACCGCTACTATCACGGGTTAGTGGCATAATCGCTTCAGGGCCTGCCTCACCCATTAAACCTGTACCTTGTGCAAACTTAAATAGTGTAGGACTACTTACTATTGAGTTAGTAAAGGTTCCGCCTTGAGCAAACTTGTTTACTGGCATTGCGTAATCAAACGCACCGCCTTTTGCCATCAATAGGTCAGCACTTCCTCCTGCAAGATCCATGCTAGAAGTACTTGCTGCAGCTGCGCTACCTTTATTTAGGAAACCTTTTAGCCAGTCAAAACCCATACTTAGTGGACTTGAACCAATATCCTTGTCGCCCTTCATAAGTTTCCACATGGAACTCATTTGCCAACGAAGTTCCATCTTAATAAGGTCTGATAGGAGGGACTGGAATAGGTCTTTGAAGCTTGTTTTGCCTGTGCGTACAAACTCTTCAATCTTGTCGCCAATACCTACAAAAGCTTGCTCAAATCTGTCTTTTATAGCATCGATTTTCTTAGAGTCTTCGTCAAGTCCAGTCATCTTTACAGAGTTTAATCGAACTCTAGCAGCGTATGCTGAATTAGCTCCATCTACTGCTGTTTTATAAGTAGCCTTATAAGCTTCTTCTTCAGACTTTAATTCTTCCGTCTGCACACCGCCAGATTCAAGTAACTTTTTATTGTAATCTTCTTGTGATCTTAAGAACTGATCTCTAGCACGCTCTAGGGCTAAAACTTGCTCTATTGCTGCCGCTTTTGTGTCTAATAGCAATAGTTCTCTAGCGGCTGCGGTTTCACTAATAGTTCCACGCTGCTTTAGTTGATCTATTTGCTCTTTTTCAAGATCTATATTGTCTTTAGACTTTTGAGCAGTTAAAGCAAGCTTTTCTAGTTCAGTTGCTCTAGCATTTCTAGCAATAGTGGTTTGCTCTGACAAGGCCTGCAGTCCTATAGCTCTGGTGTCTTTAGCCTGCGCTACTTGTTCTTCACCACCAGCAGCTGCTTGAGAAGCACCAAGTCGAATACCTGTTCTAGCTAACGCTTCCTGTACTGCTGACTGTACGTTGGCACCTTTACCAATACCTGCTCCTACACGAGCAGTAATGTCTTGATCTCGCTTAATCTGCAGCTGTTCTTGTCTAGCTCTTTCTTGGGCTATTTCTTGTCTTAAATTACTTATGCCCTGTAAGTCCTGAGGAGTATTAGTCTCTAGCAGACCTTTTCTAGTCTCTAATTCCTTGATTACTATTGCGGACTGCTCTATTAGGCCAGAGTACTTATTAGTAATCTGTCTAATATCAGTATCTACGTCTAATTGTTGGCGTCTTGTAGCAAAACCAGCTCTGCCAACTTGCTCAGCACTCATAGTATTTACCAAGCCCAGATATTGTGGGTTTTCTTTGGCAAACGCTTTTAACGCATTTATATTAGCGTTTGTTGGTGCTCCAGACATGTAAATTCTAGAAACTTTGTCAAGTTCGGCTAGCTTTATTTTATTTGCAGTTAGCTCTCTACTAAGAATTGCATCGCCAGGCATTTTTTCAAGGCCTTGCTCCAACTGTCTGTTTACTTCAGTTATACGATTCTTTTCTAGCTGTATTGCCAGATTGTCCATTGACTTAACCATGCTGGTTTGCAGAGTGAACATGCGTTCATCTAAATCAATGGCTTCTTTTGCTAGTTTTGCCTGTAGATCAATAGTCTGCTTAGTTTCAACAGGTAATTTTTGTGCTATATTAGACTTACCTTGATTAGCGATCTGTGCAAGTCTGGTACTAGCTATTGCTAAGGCGGAATCTACTTGTGTAGAAATAGCATCTCGTACAAGCTTAGATGCAGATTCTGCAATACGCTTAATTTGGTCGTTTATTCCAGATAATGCGCTTACTGTATCGTTCTTAGCAGCCAGCAACTGATTTCGCTGAGTTTTTAGCGCTGACACAGCGGCGGATTCGTACGCAGCTACAGACTCTGTAATTTGGTCAACTGGTATGTTATACTGCTGTAGTTGTTTATCTATTTCAGCAATCTTACCATTAGTTGTAGTTAGCTCTTTGTTGTAACGAGAAGCTTTGTCGGTTAATGCAGAAGATTCACGAGCTAAATTAGCTATACCTTGCGCAGCTTGAGGGTCTACTAACTGTAACCTTGTTTCGCCGCTTACAATACTCTTGAACACTGCTTGTGCACTTACGGTGTCTTTTAATGTTCTTTGTAAAGCTACCGCTTGTTTTAGGCCGGCGTCAAGAAAGCTATTTAGTGGACCTTTTTCCTGTAAGCTATTGCGCAGGGCTAACAAGCTATCATCAACACCCTTACTGGTATCTTTAAAATCTTGTGTAGTGGCTTGCAAGTCTTTTATCTTTTTGTTAGATAAATCGACTGCAGTACCTATTGCACTACCAACTCTTAATATTTGCTCTGGACTTAGCTGTCTTAAAGCTTCTGCTACTGTTCCAACACTTAAATCGTCCACGTTAAGTATCGTCTGTAGTTTTTCTTTTAAGTCATCCTGATATTCACCAGCAGGCAGGGCTTTTATAGCACCATCAACTCCGGCAGCCAAAGATTTTTCAAAACTAGTTTTTAAATCAGCACCAAAAGGTATTTTGAAACCATCAATAAACTTATCCCAACCACTTGCTGCCTGATCTGCACGCAATAAGTTAATTGTTAGGTTAGTAATTCCATCAGCCAAATTATTGAAAGCGTTTGCACGAGCATTTATAGATTCAATTGAAAGTGTATACTGCCATTTATTGTTTACATCTATGCTTGTTTTTACAGCCTCGCTTAAACTATCTACACTACCAGAAAACTCAGAGGCTTCTTTTGAGTTCTTGGATAGTAGTGGATCTAATAAGGCAAAAGCCGTTAATGCTATACCTATACCATTAAATACGCCTGCTAGTGATCTTCCTAGAATAGCTGCTTCTGTAGCAATACCAGCAAAAGTACCTACTGCTTTTGCTTTAAACTTATCAAATCTTCCTAGGTTTTTATTGCTATCTACTTCTTTGTAAAATCCGCCTAGCGCACCTAAACCTTTTTCCTGTACTAGGTCACCTACACCGCTTACTAAACCTAAATATTCAGCACGCGCTGTTGTTCTTGCAGCAATACGTTCACGACTACCGGTGCCACTAAAAAACCCTGGTTGCTCAGTAGCAATATCTACCACTCTGTTACCAAGACTGATTTCTTGCTTTTGTAAGTCAACTAAGCGTTTTTGTGCATCTATTCTACTACGTAAGGCTGTAGCGTAGCGCGTAGAAGCGTCTGTATTTTTAGCTAACTGTTGTTCAATAGTCTTTTCGGCAGCAGTTATCTGTCTAGCTGTCAATAACTCGCCGTCTCTTACGGCTTTAAAAGTTGCACTAGATTTTTGTCTTGCTGTTAGAGCAGTAGTACCTACTAAATCCTTATCTAATGCGGCAATTTCTTTCTTTGTTTTTTCTATGTCCGATCTAATACCTGGTAAGTTTAGTCGTGCTTCATAGCGCTCAACAAATGCTTCTCCATAGCTTCTGTTTATCTCTCTAGCAGATTCTTTGGCTGCTTTTGCGGCGTTTAGTAATCCGCCACGCCATTGTGCTAGTGCTGGAAGTGCTGTGCTAACAATTTTTACAGCAGCAGCGGCAATAGCTAACCCGATAAGTTGAGAATTATCTGCAAGTATTTTTGCTATAGGAGCTATTACAGTATTTACTGTGCTTAAAATGGTTTGTGCTACGTCTTTTAAGCTAGCTAATAACTTATCGTATGGGTTGGCCTCACCAGCAGCTTCTGCAAACTTTCTGCGTCCTTCTTCTAGAACTGCATTAGCAAAAGCTTGGCGGCGCTCAAAGTCTGTTAAACTATCAGCGGTTTTACCAACCTTCTTAGCATAAGCTTCGGTGGCAGGGCCAATCTTTGTAAAGATGCCTAGTTCGTCTAATAGTTCTGGCTCTAGCTTTGTAATACCACGCGTTAAGCGGCTGATAGCGTCACTCATGTTTAGACCAAGGGCCTGTGCAGCACCTTTAGCCACAACTCCTAGTTCCATAAACTGTTTGGTACTTAAACCTGCGGATGTTGCTTTTGTAGCAGCTTCTGCTGCTTCACGAAAACTAATAGCTCCGTCACTCGCTGCTGCAAATTGCTTTGCCAAACCACCTAGAGCAATACCGCTGCTAGCACCTAGCCTATCCATGCTACGAATCATTATATCCGTTGCCATAGAGTTACGTAGGGCTTCAAACGCGGCACTTACAGCGAATACGTTAGCTGCATAAGTTGCGTACAGTCTAACTAATCCACCTAAACCCTGTGCTTGGTTTGCAAAATCTCGGGCACTTGCACCAGTTACACCTGCTGCACCGCGGCCTCGATTATACTCTTGGTCGCTAATACTATCCGGCGACTGAAATCCGGCGCGTCTAGCTGCCATACTACCACTGCGAGTACCTGTGGTTCTGTTGGCAGCCTTATCTAATTCTTTATTTAATTCCTTAGCGTCTTGAGTACGGCTTTTAATAGTGCCGCCCTTATCAAGAACATTAAGGTTTAAGTTAATGTCTCCACTTGCCATAGTTTCTCCTGGCTACCTTTTGCTCAAACCCAAAAAATTTAGCGTGAGCTTGCAAATATCACCATTATATCATACAGGCATAGTGGTGTCAATGCAAAAAATTTTATGCGTAAAAAAGCCCGCGTAGCGTTAACTAGCGGGCTTTTGTTGTTTTTTATTGATTTCTTGCATACGCACATCGTCTATGAGCCTACACAATGATATAGTAAAATATTGGTCTTGCGGATCTACTTGAGCAACTTCTAGTATGTCTCTTATACCAGTAAATATTTTACCCATGTATTGACCACTCATTCCTTCCCAGTTATCGCTTAGCATTCTGTAAATACCAAACGCTTGATGTACTTCTGAAGGAAAGTCGTCTAGTTCAACAGGTATTTCACTGTCAATGGGTTCGCTGCCTAGCATTTCGCACATTTCAAAGTACTGGTCGCGGGTCATACCTGCACCACTATTTTGAAAGTAGCTTACCAACATTTTACGCAGTTCGATTAACTGCTCTTCGAAAAGTTTCCCAGGTCGTTTACCTGTTCACTAATAAAGCTGTCAAAAGCGCTGCTGTTCTTCATCAAGTACAATGCATTTTCAGGCGTGTACTCTAGGTTGGCGTTCATGTCTTGGCCTGTTAAGTCTACTGGCGCAAGCTGCTCTAAGTAGCTGAGTTTTAAGCCGCTCCAGCCCTTGATAGCATTTTGTACGTATAGCTCCAAGAACAGTTCATCATTAAACTCTTCTTGAGGGCTGCGATTCTTGAAGGTTACTTTAGTGGACTTCTTACGAATATTTAGCAGCGTCTCACGTGAAAGGAAGCATACCTGGATTTTAAAATCAGGCATTCCTGGAAATTCTACTTCTACTTCTTTGGAAGGTACTAGTAAGCTTTTGAGATTTAGGGTCATTGTTATAATCCTGGGTTATAAAAAGTAGAGGAGGGAGATCAACCCCTCCTCTTGTGTAAACATTACACTAAATATTAACTTGCTTGTTCTGGAGCGTAGTACTTAACGGTTAGTTCGTTCTTCTGCTCAATATCAAAATTGCCGCCACTAGCGCCTTGTGCCGTAAAGTTAATAGTTGTAGAAACAACCTGCTGAACGTCAACTGTTGGTACAGAGAATGTAGCTGTCGGCATATCTAAAACTACCTTTAGGGCATTTGGGCCACCAATGTTAATAAGAACGGCAGCGCTTGGTTCTACGGTTGGGTTACTACTGTTAATGTTTGCTAACATATCTGATAGCAGGCTACCAGTATCTGTACTCGTACTGCTGCCCGTTTTTAGGTAAGCATTTAGCGTACCAGTAATAGCACGAGTACCTGTAAAGTACGTAGCAGGCTTATTAACCACACCTAAGTTAGCAGGAGTTAAATATGTAACATTGTTGTTAATAGTTAAGCTACCGCCAGTAATAGGTACAACGTATGGAACTGAACTACCACTAATAGCACTTGTAAATGTTGCTGTGCTTAACTTGTTGGCAATATAAGGAGCATTTGTTACTTTTGGTAGGAAGTTGCCTACTAGTGTACCTGTGAACGTTCCACTGCCAATTGTTGGGTTATCAATTTTTTCAATGCTACCAGCTTGACCTGTCCAAGCAATAGTTGCAATAGCGTCAATACCAAAGTCGATAGTTGCTTGTGTTAATACACAGTTGTGAATTAGATAGGTAACGTTGTCTAGCACAACGATTAAACCAAACTTTTGTAGTTGGTGTGCGTCGCTGTTTAAGAAATCAGCTTTAGAAGAACCACTGTCAACTGTGTCGTTGCCCTCAGTCCAGCCATTGCCACTAACGCTGGTTAATGCACCCCATAACACACTTTCTTCGCACTTTACTGCTTGGTTGTCCAGCTTCTTAGGACGCATATACGTGCTCATTGAGAAGTCAACTGGTGCCAGTGCTGTGTTAAAGCTACGCTGTCCACGAACTGGAGTTGCACCTGCTTCGTTAATGGTAACTGTTTCTTGCTCAGTATTTTGCGAGAACGTAAAACCATCAAGAACTTGAATTTCTCTAGTTGAAAGTGCTGTATGGTCTGTTGTACCACCAACTCCAGTTACAATTGTACCAAAAGTATCAACGTTTGTAGTAAAGAATACTCTACTATTACGGACTAAATTTAATGCCATAATCTTTCCTTTTTATTTATGCGCGAAGCACGAGGCTTAACTAGACATTTATCTGTTGTAGCCACGAGTTCGGCATTAAGTTAGTGCGTAGCGCACCTGTAAGTTTATTTCACCTACGGCATATGGGGCTAACAGGCCTTCGTCCGTGGTTATAGACTGAACTAATATTTCAGTTGTTTCGTAATTGTTGGTGATGTCGTAGGTTAGTACACGATTTTCATCAACAACCCGTTCAATATCTTCCAACAAATTTTCCAGCTCCTGCTGAGCGTCTTCGCCTTTGCAGTAAACTTTGATTGACACGTTTAAAAATCCCCAAGTAAAGTCGCTGGGAAGATATTCGCGCAATTCGGTGCCTGGTGATAAGTACACACTAGGAAAATCTTGCACTTCGTCCCAAAACTTTAGCTTGGGATACGCGTTGTTGTGCAAGTTTGTGTTGTAGCCACCAGTGCCGTCAAGCGTCGTGTTAAGCTTGTCGGCTAGGGCTTTGGTTATAGACGTTCGTTTTGTCATATGCTTACTGCTCGCAATCTGTTGGCTACCTGCTGTTGGACAATTTCGCGAATTGACTTAGAAATCAGCAGTTTAGGGTTTCTGCTAGCAGGGCTTTGCTGACGTCCACCTTCGGCAAACGTAGCATATGGATTTTTCATGTAGGTATAAAAAGCAGTTATCATACCTTGGCGACTTTCGCTTAGTCGCTCTACTTTAACACTTTCAGCAAAGCGCCCACTACGCAAGTTTAATACGGTAGTGCTGGTGCCGTTGCCCATGTTTTGTTTTATTTGTTGCACTAAGTTTGCATCTAGCAGGCGTTGTAAGCTAGATAAGTTTGGCTCTAGTTGTTTAAGTGTGGTACCTGATCCACCTTTTGGGGTTTTTGATCCGTGTAACTTAAACCTACCTTTTTCAGATGCAGGCTTTTTAGCTTGTACACCCTTTTCAAGAGTTTTTGCTTGTAACTTATCGTGTGGCTTTAATTTGGCCGTGGAACCTTTTCCTGTAATACCGTCCATTATGGCATTACGTATGAGTATTGCTGTTCCCTGCTGCAAGTCCTGCTCAAGTGTATTTGAGCCAGGTATGTTTTTGATTACGTTTCGTAAGGCTTCTTTTATTTCACCTAGTAACGCATTTCTTACATCTGACTCGCTTTTAGATAAGTCGTTGTTTACTGTGAACAGTTGTAGAGTTAGTGATAAAAATCCAGCTTTGCCAAATTTTTGAGAAAACTGCTTTGGTAATTGGTTCTCAAACTCTACTACGCAATTAGCCTGTATATTAACTAAGTCTTGTAAGCTTTTAGTTATGGCTTCAGATATTTTTGCGTCTGCCTCAAACAAAAGCGTTTGAGGTATTTCAGTAGCCTTATTAATAACCTTAAATGCGGCAGGGGTTAGTTTTGCACCCAAGGCACCTTCGATCTGAGACTTTAGTGGAGAATCTCGTCCTATTTCATTACCAGGCGTATGTCCAAGGTCTACGTTACTTAGTGCACGAACTCTTTGTATGGTAAGTGCTTCGTCTTCGTATTCTATTCCAGATTTAGGGTCGAAGAATCTGCCTTCTGCTTTTAACTGTTCTATTGTTTTTCGCTCTTCTCGAAGAACTTCTTCGAGCGTACGTGCTCTATTACTAATACCAAAATACTTATTATTTGGTATTAGCTTAGATACTGCTGAAACATAGTCGCGTGCAGTACCAAAGGAAGGGGACACCAATACTGTAGGCTCTTCAATTAAAAAAGTGTTTAACTTTTTTGTCTTTTTCCTATCTATAGTTATAGAACTTAAGCTTTTGTAAGTATTTAAACCTCTTGCAGTAATGTAGCCTGATAAGGTAACTATAAATTCATAATAGCAATCGCTAAAAACTTCTAATTCTTCTTGTGAATTGTCTTTAACGTTTGCCGAGCGTAAGGCGTCGAAGCTAAGGTCTAGTATATGATACTTTGTATTTAAAGTATCTCTGTAATTTTTCTGTAGACGTTTAAATACTTGGCTCTTTTTAAGTACCTGATTAACGTATTTGTTAAGCTCTTGTTCGCCTTTTATTTTGCTCATGCGTAATCTACTCTGTACTGATCTAGCACGCGCTTAATGTGTGCTGGAAAGTTAGTGTTAGTAACGTACTCAATTTGGATACCATTTGCACTTGGTGCTTTGTTGCTGTGAACTGCACCATCATTGCGGCGATAGTAGTTTAACAAGTCCATTACGGCCAGTTTTAAATCTTCAGGAGTTGTTTCGTATCCTGCAAAGTAACTTACGCGATAGCCTTTTAGCTTTTGTGGAAATCCTGTAGGTTGTGTGCTTACGATCTGATTAGTTTCTTGATCTAGTACCCAATCGGTATACTCAACTAATTCTGTGTAAGTTTGACCGTAGTCGGCACTATATTCAACGCTAATAACTTGTACAACTGGGGCTTCTTTTAGCAACAGGGCTTCATAGCCGCCGTTAAAGTCTTGTACTTTCTGCTCGCTGTAGTAGTCAATGATACCGCTGTTGCAGTAAGTTTTAACTAGTTGCGAGACTTTTGGGATTAACAAATCAATTTCTGCATCATGATTTGTAGAGCTAATTCCTGCGTAGGCTTTGTATTCTGCTTTAGTAACTAAATTTGCCATTTAAGCCTCTCTTTGTTGTCTTTTAAATGCACGCTGTTGAGTGCATTTAAAAGACAAGGATCACTAGGATCCTTGTCAGTAGAATTAAGCTACGTAACGTAGGGCGCTTACGCCGTCACCTAAGTTAGTTGTAACTTGTGTTAGACCAGTGCGTAGGCTTGCAACCATTACGCGACGCTGTGTCTCAACTAAGTCGTCGGTGTCAACGCGTAGACCACGCTGGTTACCAACTAAGAAGTTACCTGGAGCAAAGCAGATTGCACCAACTGCACCGTCAGCCTTGTCAGCGAACTCGGCGCTAACTAGAACTGGAGTGTTAGCAACGCTACCAATTTGACCAGTTAATAGGGTAGCTTGTGTGCCAACCTTGTCAACTGTTAGGAAGTTGTCGTCGTCTAACAGGTCGTAGTAACCGTCTGTGGAAACGATGTAGACTAGTTCGCTTGGGTCTAGACCCCATGCACCTAGATCACGGCGCATAGCACGTAGACGAGCAACAGTTAACTTGTCGTTGTTGCTGATGTCCATAGTAACGGCGCTGCTTGCGTCGTAAGTAGCTAGGCCCTTGACTGGGTCTGCGCCGGCACCGGCACCACGTAGCATAGCGCGGTCAACAGCGCGAGCAACACGGCGAACCATAGCATCACGAATAACAGGCATAATGGCTACTAGTGCGTCTTCTTCTTCTTCGAAGGCAACGTATTCGTTTGTAGCAACCTTATATGCGTTTAAGGTGATTTCCTTTAGAGCGTGAGTAGCATTGCCACCAGCACTGTTAGAAGTACCAAACTGAGCGTTCTGTACCCATGTTGCAACGCCAGCTTCTGGGTTCACAGGGATAGTCATAACGTTAGTTTGCATCTGGATACCGCGTAGGGTAGGAGCAACAACTAAACGACGACGAACTTCGTTTTCCATGTTTAGGCTAACTTCTAGTTCCCAAGTAGCGCTAGGTACGTGTGCACCATACTTTTGAACCATTTCGCGACCAAACTTGGTGCTTTCTAAGCTCTTACCAGCCATTTTAGCTAGCAGAACTGCCTTTTCCTTGTCGGCATAGCTCATTTCGCCAGCCTTGCCATCGCTGAACTGCATACGGCTCTTTTGAATGGCTTCTAGCTCAGCAGCCTTTTCCTTAAGAGCAGTTTCTAGGCCTTCTAGAGCCTTCTTGCTTTCAGCCTGTGTATCAGCTAAACGCTTCTCAACTTCGGCCAGTAGCTTCTCAGCACCAGTTTCAGCAGGAGTAACGGCAGCAACAGCAGCCTTGATACGTGCTTGTAGTTCGGCCTCAGCCTTGTCTTGGGCAGCCTTCTCAGCAGCAGCCTTTTCTTGTGCTTCGACGATTGCCTTAGCAGCCTGGGCAGCAGCCTTCTCAGCAGCAGCGGCCAACATTTGTTCTAATTGTTTTGGATCCATGTTCCATTCCTTATTAACTTCGCTATCTGCTTGGTCAGAGGCTTCTAGCCCTTTAGCTGAGTCGCTACTGACTGCAAATTGCATTTTAAAAGATTCAAATTCTTCGGCGCTGTCAAATGCCTTAGAAAGACTAAAAAGTGTGTTTTGATTTGCTGGTACACTTACTACTGAAATTTCATGTAGCTCCAGCTCTTTAACTAAAAATACCTCTGCTGCTGAATTGTACTCTGCATCTTCGATGCGGAATCCAATACTGAAAGCACTTAGGATACCCTTCTTGACTAGTTTGTATACATCGCCGGCTGCGTCAGAAATACGGGCTTTAATCCATAATCCTTTGTCGTCGATTTTATAGTCAATCATTTTGCCGACTGGCAAGGTGTGATTATGATAGGCTAAAATTACCGGATTCTTTAGGTAATTGCTGATGCCCTTCTCCCACACGCTGCTTGGAACAACATCTCCGTGACGGTCTTTGTCGTTTGTCGACGCATAACCCTCAATCTCAATGCTTTCATCTTCGTCGTCGGTCTTAGGTAGTGCCTTAGCAGTAAACTTACTGTTAAAGTAAATGATTTTATTTTTATCTACCATAATACTCCTTATTGCTGATTACCACCAGGTCTTCCACCTTGCGACGGATCAGCAGCCGATCCTGCTATGTTTGCAGGGATTCTTAACTCGTCATGACCTTCGATCTTGTCATAACGTAACTCTACACGGGCCTCGTTTGGAGTGATAACGCCGCCGTTAACCAGAGTTGAGTGATATTGAGCAATGTCTTTTAGTTCTGGCTGTAATGCGCTCACAGAACTTGTAACAGCTTCAACATCGTATCCAAAATAACGCTCTATGCTAGAAATAAAGTTGCGATTGATTGGCAATACAGTTTCTAGGTATAGCAGTCTTAAATTAGGTGCAATATTAGCGTTGTTGCCACCGTTTAGTAAGATAGGTGGAACGCCAATAGTTGTCATTATTTTTTCACCGTGTGACTTTAGCGACTGGTCAAAGTCCATTTCCTTGAAACTGGACTCGGTTAGCTTTTCTGGCTTTAAACCGCTGTCTAGGATCAGTGGGCGCTTGCCTCCCGACTTTGCATTGTACTTTTGCATCCAGTAGGCAATTGTACGCTCTTTAGCAACTTGTGATAGTGTGTTTTCGGTAGTTAGCACTAAACCAAACACTGCACCGTTGTCAAAGAACTGTTCCTGAAACTGCTGCATGCTGTACAGCAAGTTAACGCTGCGTTCCGCACTTTCTAGTCGGGAACTGCCGCGGTAGATGCTGTCGGAACTTATGTCGCGAAAGTAAAATACTTCTGACTCTTTAAAGTCTACCAAACCGTTGTACCTGTAGCCACGAATAAACGTGCGTTCATCTGTTAAGATTTCTACGTTGTCGGCTGGCAGGTGATACATAAATGTACCGTCAAAGTGAATGAACGCGTTGCCTTCTAGTATGTAGTCGGTAAATATTGCGCGTCTAAAGTCTTGTGCACTTTGATACGGGTTAGGACGAAAGTTTAGCAGTGTGTTTAGCGTTTTTTGACGCACACCTACCACAACTCCGTCGTGAATCTTTTCTTTGATGTCGTAGTCCAGCGAAGCACATGCTGAAACTACCATATTAACGCTGCGGTTAACCACGTCTACGCGTTTAAAAGCTTGCTGATAAGTAAGCTTGCTTGTGGTTCCCACCATTGTGCCCTCAGACTGGGCAATGCGTTCTTGCGCTGGATTTAGTTTTTCACGAACCCAGTTCGCAGATTTTTGAAATACGTTCATTTTAAGTACCCTAGTAGAGTCCTGCAAAACTTGAGGTACCTGCTAGGCTGTCTTGTACACGTCCACCGTTTTGAACTTTGCTACGCTGTATTTCAATCCAACGTGCTTGTCTTGACTCAGAACCTGGCTGAGGAGTTTTACCATACACACCGTGAAGTGCTACATGATGCCGGTTACATAGGGTATATACCTGCTCGTATAGCTCCACTTTATGTGCTTGGATAAATTCATCGCGGCAAGCTAAGATGCCTTCGTCAGTGGAAATGTCGTAGCCTTTGCGGTCTGCCCACGTTTCTAGCAAAACTGTAATTGAATGTAGGTGATGCAGCTCTAAGTCTTGGGTGCTGTTACAAATGTAACAGTTGCCTTGCTTTTCGTAAGCTGCTTTAGCGCGGTCTCGTACCCATTTAACTGGGATGCGCTTGTTTGTGTTTTTTGCCATTTTTTATTTGCCTGTGCAAATATTAGTATTATAACCAAAAAGCACCCACATGTCAATGCTGAAATTTTTGCAGCGCTGGCATCACACAGCATGCATGTGAGTATTTTTACACTGTAAAGGTGTATAGTGCGTACCTAACAGCGTCAGCCATGTGCGAGTATTTGTCGTGTAGTGGGCGTTCACGTTGCAGGTTTTCACGAGTGTCCCAGCGGTACTGGTCAAACATGGCTAAGACATGCTTGCAGTGTTGGGCAACGCGCAGCCTGTCTTGACCCACAAGCGTTTGAATATAGGCAATGCCGGGCAGCACGTCCTTTTTAGCACGAGTGGTTGCCAAATTGTACTGGTACGCAAGGTCAGCACTAAACTGTGCAGCTGCACTGTCAATAAATATGGTTTCAATGCCGTAGCGTGAACACAGTGCCTGAAAAGCCTCAGAGTGTTGTTGCGTAGTACGCTCCGACTCCAAGTACTCGTCTACTATGTAGAATCGGTCCTCCGACGCTACATAGCACACCACCACAAACGCAGTTTCGTCGCGGTAGCCAGGGTCACAGCCTGCAAAGAACTCACAACCACGGCCTTCTAGTACTTGTGGTGGCAGCTCCGCGACAATATTAGACTCCGCTAGTGCATAAATCTGGCCTTCAAAGGTGGTAAAGCTGGCCATGTACTCTTGCTCAAACTCCGCTTTTGACATGGACCGGCGAGCTTCAGCCACATCCGACTCAGCCATGCGTGTATTTTCGCTATAGTCCGCTTGTAGTGAAACCCATTCTGGAAAGTTAGGGTCAAATCCACGATTCCAAAACTGCGAAAACCAGTTGTTTTTACCGCGGGGAGTAGAGATAAAAATTGCTTTAGCGTTGGGCTTGTCTAGGGTAGGACGTAGTGCAACGTTAAAAGCTGCTTCACCACCCTCACCCAGCGCAGCCTCATCAAAAATAATTAAGTCATACGATCGACCCACTGTTGAATCTACAGTCGATAACGAACCCATACGAATTGTGCTACCGTTTGACAGCTCAATAATCTTGTCTTTTAAGTTATCACGCGCTACCTCTAGGTCAAAGTGTTTAATAAGCTTGCGCTGCAACTCAAACGAGATACTACTAAGGTTATAGTTTGGCGAGATAATTAACACGTTGGCGTTGGGTACTAGTGTGACCAGCTGACCAATAATGTTGGCGATGTAGGTTTTGCCTAGGCGACGAGCCAGTGCCGCGCATACAAAGCGGTATTTGGGATCGTTAACCGCGTTGATTAGTGCGATTTGGGGTCGGTTGATAGTGTCCCACAACCCCAGCAACTTTAGGTAGTTGGTGATAGGCAGCTTAATAAAGCGGCGCTGTGGGTCAAACTCCTGAATAGCATCACAATTAACGTCGGGTCTGGAAACTACTAACATTAAACGCCGTCTCCACTAATTAATTTCTGCACAAGCTGCGCGTATTTGCTGGAGTCTAGCTCATTAATCTGCACGTTAACCTGGCGCTGTGGGCCGGTGTTACCCTGGCGCAGCTTCTCCAGCTGAATTTCACGGTCCAAGTAGTCCATGGTCATTTTATGTGATAGTGTGAGCAGCTCGGTGATGTCTTTATTAGAACCCACATCTGCCTCTTCCAGCTCCTGAAACTTGCGCTTGATTAGTGCATCCACCGCACGACGCATTAAAAATCGGTTGTTGTAGCCGGTGTCTAAGTATACCTGCGACACATAGCCACGTACTTCAGGTCGGCGCAGGATCTCCGACACGCGCTCGGGGGCGAGTTCAAGGTCGTCAGCAACAGTTTGAACGTTGCCGCATTGCAGGTAGTGGTTTGCCACTTCTAAGTATTCGGGTTGGATTTGCAGTGTTTCTGCAGGTAAATTTTGTTGCATGAGGTACAATCCTGGTTGTCTTGGCCCATTATAACATTAGTGGGCGGTTGGGGGCAAGTGGAATTTTTTGGTGGGTTGGGTAGGTTGGGGTAGGTTGGGGCAGTTTGGGGCGTATCGGGAATATGTGGCGATTTAGGGTCAGTGTTGGCACCTTTTGGTTTTCAGAAAATTTCTCATATAGGCCGCGTGCGGTGGGGTCCCCAGGCATGTGTGTAAATTTTAGTCTACAAACCGCCCTGTCTGTAATACTTTTGTTTCCTGAGCAAATTGTATACTTTCTTCCGCTAGGGTTTATCCCTATAAAATAATTTGCAAAGTCCTTGCAAGCGACCAAATTACCTGTATAATAGACTCATCGCAACAAGGAAACCAACATGGCCCGCTCCACCCGCTCCCCTCTCGAACAGTTCTTCGCCACTAGTCTCAAGCATGCCAAGCATCGTGCTAAAATCAAGAATCTGCCGTTTGACGATGGCGTGACTGTGCAGTATCTGGTCGGCCTGTTCCATGGCCAGCAAGGTCGTTGTGGTTTGACCGGCGACCTCATGAGCATCGAGCGCGGCGGCGATTGGTATGGCGGCAAGAATCCTCTGGTGTGCTCGATGGATCGCATCGACTGCACGCGCGGGTATGAAATCGGCAACATCCACTTGGCCACTGCGTTTGCCAACAATCTGCGCGGCGAGATGCCCCTGGAGCAGTTCCGGGCCTTCTGCAAGAAGGTGGCCGGCGTTTAAGTAGCAAGCAAAACGCATACTTAGGTATGCGTTTTGCGCCAGAGTAGTATGTATACTTTTGTTTTCAATTTGTTTCGCAAACAAAAGTATACACTTGGGTGCGCCAATATTATAGCACAAATCTCACACACTTGTCAATAGGTGTTTTCACCTAGAAAATAATTGTTGACCACGCCTGCAAACCCTGTATAATAGACTCCATCGCAACAAGGAAATCAACATGAGCAAAAAAGAATTTTTCGATGCACTGGCCTTTGCCGCTTGCATTGCCTTGCCGTTTGTGGTATACTTTGTTTTTGTGATGAAACCCTAACCCTTGACTTTTCAGGAGAAAATGATGACTGCAAAAACCGTGAACTATACCCCCGAGCAAACCGCTAAGATGGTTGCCGACTATCAAGCCGGCGTGACCGTTGAAAGCATGGCCGAAGCTCTCGGCAAATCGGTTCGCTCGATTGTTGCCAAGCTCTCGCGTGAGGGCGTGTATCAAAAGAAGGTCTACAAGACCAAGACCGGCGAAGCCGTTGTGAAGAAGGATGCTTGGGCCGATTACATCGGCGAAGCCCTGGGCTTGAGCGAAGCCGATACGGAATCGCTGACCAAAGCCAACAAAACGGCTCTTGCCAAGATTGCCGATTTCATCCGGGCTGAAAAGGCCTGATGCCAGCAGGGGCTTTGTGCCCCTGCCTTTTCGTGATATAATCCACATTTTACAGGAGCACACCATGGAAAAATTCGTTTTTGAAGATATGACGACCGGCCGCGAGACTGAGATTGAAGCCGAAACCATGGCCCAGGCCATGCAAACCTACCTGGCCAGCGATGGCGTGCTGGTTTGGACTGCTGAGGACTGGGCTAAGATTCGCGCTGAGATGGACGAAAACTCATAACTTTTGTTTGCAGAATACCTTGGAAACCAAGGTATTCATTTTTGAAGCGGTCGCTTTGAGCGACTGCATACTTTGGTATGCAGGCGCCAATTTTACCACAAATCTCACACACTTGTCAATAGGGATAAACCCCTATGTTGTTTATTTTTACACGTGCGCGTGTCCCTGAAATTGTGTTATAATAAACTCATGAACACACCACTTCAAAAAGCCGTGATACTGGCTCAGCTTTCGGGTCAATACTATGACCTGATCTTGAACGACTGCCGGTTTATTGCCAGCTTGACGGATGCCGAGCTTGAGGACTGGATTTATTTTCACTTGGGGATTTAATATGAAAGCACTACACCAGATGATTGAATACCTGGGTATTCGTTTGCCTGTTGAGGTTAGCGTTCGCACTCGCCGGCGTGCTGACTGCGATGCGTTTTACATTGGCGTATACAGCGATAAAACCGGCTTGCTGAAATCCCATAAAATTGTGGTTTACACCGTAGACGCGCACCGTGACTTTGATACCCTGCTGGCGCATGAGCTAATCCATGCTTGGCAGGAAGAACACAAAAAAGCCGAGATTCACGGCAAACACTTTCAGCGGCTGGCCCAAGCTATGGGCGAGCACTTTGGTTTGCAAAACATTTATATGCCTGACGTGGACGAAAATTGAAAACCCAGGTTTGCAGAAAAAACTGCAAACCAAGGTATTAGGTCGCTTTGAGCGACTGTATACTTTTTGGTTACAGTTGGCGCCAAAATTATAGCACGGTTCTGGCACACTTGTCAATAGGGGTTTCCACCTATGTTGTATTTTGGCACAAGCGTGTCAATCGGGGGTTTTGGGGTTATAATCTATACATCGCAACACACTAAGGGTTTCAAAATGGCAAAGATTAAACGGGTTTCCATTTACGATATGGATGGAACTATTGTTTGCAGTTTGCATCGCTATCGCACTGTTATGGGCGATAATGGCGAGAAAATCGACTTGGGATATTGGCGCGAGAATGAATATCGCGCGATGGATGATTCTCTTTTGCCACTGGCTGAACAATATAAAGCGGATTTGAAAGATGAAAATTGTTTTGTTATTATTGCTACTGCCCGCGTTTTGCGGGACGCTGATAATACATTTATTCGCGATATTCTAGGCGAACCCGATTATATTATCTCGCGTGTTGACGGCGATACCGTTTCAGGCGGTAAACTAAAAATCGCGGGTTTGGCTAAATTCTTTAACTTGAAACCCTTTCAAGATGCCGAATTTACTTTTTATGAGGATAATGTTGATTATCTGAAAGCGGTTTGCGACCGTTTCAATATTCGCGGGGTTTATGTTCCCTCTAAACAAGGGCATTAATACCTTTGTTTGCAGAATACCTTGGAAACCAAGGTATTCATTTTTTATGTGGTCGCTTTTAGCGACTGTATACTTTTGTTTTCAAAAAGAATTGAAAACAAAGGTATACACTTGGTGGCGCCAAAATTATACCACAACTCTCATACACTTGTCAATAGGGGTTTTCACCTAGAAAATAATTTGCCGTGGCGCGTGTCTGGTGGTATAATCTACCCTGTAACGCGATGATGCGTTACCCGCGAATTCCGGCGGTTCCGGTAATTGGAAACCAAATGGCTAAAAAGCAATTTTTCTGCATCGTTGACACTGAAACCACTATTGGCGACACCGTTGCCGATTTTGCCGCGATTATCTGCGACCGTGAGGGCCAGATTTTCAATTCCTGCGCGGTTTTGGTCAAAAATCATTTTGATTCTATGGATTTGTTTTATGACAAAAATGCCAAGGGCATTTGGTCTTTTGAATATGCACAATCCAAAAAAGCCAAATATAATGATATGCTCAATAATGGCCAGCGTTTGCTTGCCAGCACTGCCGCGATTAATCGCTGGATTAATCAAGCCATTGGCAAATATAATCCCCAATTGACCGCATATAATCTGGCTTTTGATTCTGCCAAATGCGAGAATACCGGTATTGATTTGTCCGGTTTTAATAATCGTTTTTGCCTTTGGCAAGCCGCTGTTGGCAATATCTGCCATTCGCGCAAATATCGTCAATTCGCGCTCGATAATCACGCATTTAATGCGGCCACTCAAAACCGCAATATGACTTATCAAACTAATGCGGAAGTTGTCGCGGGTTTTCTCAATAATCAAATTATTGACGAGCCGCATACTGCACTGGAAGATGCACGCGATTTTGAATTGCCGATTTTGGTTAATATTCTCAAAAAGCGCGATTGGCGCGAGAAAATCCAAGCCTATAATTGGCGCGATTTTCAGGTAAAAGATAATTTTACCGCCAAGTAAATATAATCGGGGGCGAAAGCCCCCGTTAATAGCATGAAAATACTTTGGATTATCGCACTGGTGTTTCACTTAATCGAAGATAAACGGCTGGATTCTGAAATCAAGAAAACCCCGTTTATTATTCAAACTGTTTCAAGGATTATCTAAAATGGAAATCATCGGCTGGATTGGCGGCATTTTACTCGCATTTTGCGGATTACCGCAGGCTTGGGAATCTTACAAAACAAAATCATCCGCGGGATTAACTTGGGGATTTTTGCTAATGTGGGGTTTGGGTGAATTATTCACGATTGTTTATATTATCCCCAAATGGCATTGGCCGCTTATATTTAATTATACCGCCAACATTATATTTATTTCCATAATCACTTATTACAAAATCCGGCCAGGTAAACGCTAATTAATACCTTTGTTTGCAGATGTCCTTGCAAACAAAGGTATTCAAAATCGCGCGGTCGCTTCAAGCGACTGCCCGCAAAAATGAATACCTTTGTTTGCGGGCGCGCCATTTTACCTCCGGCCCGGCAATTTGTCAATAGGTATTTTCCCTAGTATAGGCTGGGCACTCTGGTGTTATAATATAGGCATGGACAAAGCCAAACTCTTAACCCTAATTGAACGCGAAAGCGTAATCATTTGGGATTCACTTTGCGAAACGTATCCTACCTTGGTAGCATACGACCCGCCCAAATTTAAACTAAATCCTTACACTTGGCGCACGGCTGGCATGTGTTTTCAGGATTTGAATTTGGTAGAATTGGGTTACAAATTTTTTAAATCGAATACTAAAAACTTCGATTATATGATGCAGGTAATCCTTCCGCATGAGATTATCCATCAAGCCGATTTTAACCTACACGGTGAAAGCGAAAAAAGATGCGGCCATGGCGCACAATGGTGCAAAATGATGCTACAATATGGGCTTCCCGCTGACAAGTTTCACCCCATGGAGATTTCCAGAAAATGATTACTTTTGTTTCTTGGTTTGGCACGCTGACCTCGATTTTGGGTTCGTTTGCTGTTGCAACCAAATGGTTTCAAATTGGCTATGTGCTGTTTACTTTTGGTTCTCTGTCGTGGCTGGTGGTGGCGTGGGTTCGCCGTGACCGCGCGTTGGGCGTGCTAAATGCTACATTTTTTGTGGCAAATTGCATCGGTTTGGTTAACTTTTTCTAAACTGGGGGCTGATAATGAATTCTCGGGATTTTATTATAGGCATGGAACCGCAATTTAATATGGAAATAATTATATTTCCAGCTCGCGGGGATGAAAGTGAATCAATTCAAATTGAATATTTGAGGCAATATTCAATTCAGCAACAAATGGATTCGGAATTCTGGATTAATCTCAGACCGGAATTCTGGCCAGATTTTCTGGATTAAGCCTTAAGGCAAAAATGAGAACTTTTGTTTCTCATTTTTGCGCCAAAATTATATCATATAATTTTCGCCCGTGTCAATAGGTGTTTCCACCTATGTTGTATTTTCACAAATTTAGGGTCAGGCTTGTTTTTTCGGCAAAAACCCGCTATAATAGAGGCATACCGCAGGCAATAGGGCAGGCGGTGAAACTGGAGAAAAACCTATGGCTAGCAAAACTGTCAACTACACCCCGGAACAAACCCTTAAAATGGTCGCCGACTATCAGTCGGGCGTGACTGTTGAGCAAATTGCTGAAACCCTTGGCAAGTCGGTGCGTTCGATTGTCGCTAAACTGTCGCGCGAAGGCGTGTATGAGAAAAAGGTTTACAAAACCAAAACCGGTGAGCCGGTCGTGAAAAAAGACGCTCACGCCGATGCTATCGGCGCGATTCTGCGACTGCCGGAAAATGATATTGAATCGCTCACGAAAGCGAATAAATCCGCACTCAAAGCGATTTTCGAGGCACTTGCTAATAGCAAGCCGCTTTAAATAATGGGGCATTTTGCCCCATTTTCCCCATAATCTAAAAAGGATTTAAAATGATTTTGACGTTTCGCGAATTGGGTATTCACCAGCCGGATTATAATGGCTGGACTGTTTGGCAAATTACCACTGATGTAATTAATCGCGCGGCCGATTATTACAAAACCATGTTGGGTTATTCGGAAAAGGATTTGGACGAAAATTTTTTCGCGCACTATAATTGGCCAGTTAATCTGGTTTTGGGTGAAATTGAAATTCCATTTGATGCGCTGATTTTGGATTCTGATTTACTGGAACCCACTTTTTAATATAAA